TTAATTATTTTCAGCTATAAAAATTTCACTTAGCTTACTAACTGCTTCTTCCTGCATCTGAGGTAAAACATGAGAATAAGTATTTAAAGTTATACTTATATCTGAATGTCTTAATCTTTCAGAAACGACTTTAGGATTTACTTTTTTAAGCAAAAGCAAAGTAGCATGAGTATGTCTCAGATCATGAAATCTTATATCAGGTAGCTCACATTTCTTTAGTAGCTTTTTTATAGTCTTAGTTGCATAGTCAGGTCTTATTGGTATTCCGTCATCCCAGGTGCAAACAAAGTTATTTTTATTATACTTTTCTCCGAACAACAATTTATTTTCCTTTTGCTTTTTCTGAGCTTCTTTAAGAGCTTCTATAGTTAAGGGGAGCATGGCAATAATACCAACAGATGTATCCGTCTTTGGGGATACCAATTCTAAGCCGTTTTCCTTTGTGTATATCAGATTATTATTAATATTAATGGTATTGCTATTAAAGTCAATGTCATCCCACTGTAAGCCTAAAATTTCACCTCTACGCATACCACAGGTTAAAGCTAATATTAAAGGTAAGTACATAACTTTAAATTTAGACTTTTTTGTATAGTCAAGAAGTACATTTACCTCATCGGGGTCAAGAACTTTTACTTTAGTTTTAGCAGCTTTTGGAGTATCTGTTGCATCACAAGGATTAACAGATATAAGCTGCCATTTTACAGCTTCCTTTCTGAATTTATATCTTAATATATAAAAATACTTTTAATTTTATTTTTTATATAAAGGGTTGGCGCTCAAAGGCTTTGCGAATGGTTGTTTAATTTCAAAGCTCAAGGACTCTTTAAGTTTTATATTTATTAATTATTCTACATTTTATTTCATTATTCAACAAAATACATTTATGTTAAATTTTTCTCTAAGTGGTTTAAAAAATACTCAAATCTTTAAATTTGAGTTCTAATATTTTTAAACATTAACTAGTTGCTTTTCAAACCTATACTCTAACAAACCTTCAGGCACTCCAAAATAACAAGACAATTGATCTAAGCTCATATCTCTTAACAAAGGCTTGTCTATATCGCTTTCATTAATGATAAGCTCAGCAGCAAAACAATCTGCTTGATGCTCCAGCTTATCTTTGTTAATAAAAGTAGAATAATATACTTCATTTGTTAAATAGTCATGCAAGATTGCATGACCTAGTTCATGAGCTAAAACGAATCGTTCTTCTAGCTTGTTAAGAGATGAAGAAAGATAAATAAATTCATTTTGAAAAATATCTCTAAAAAAGCTAGCTTTCTGATTTCCTTGAAAATCTTTTTTTACAACCTCTATGTCTAGCATATCTATAAGTTCATAAATATCTCTTGTGCCATAAGTTTCAATTAAACCTGTTACAGTATCTTTTATCCACTGCATGAGAAGAAAGTCCTCCTTTATAGTTATTTATTTTTCCTCTTCATCTTCTCAATAGAGAGTTTCATTGCAAAAAGCATGTCATTAGCTATTTCTAATATTTCTTCTTCAGACATTTTATCTAGATCATATCCACCATAATGCATTAGTGATGGTTGAGCTAATATAAATCTTAAGGCTTCTTCTTCATTTTCAAAGTCGTTCATTTGTTCTATTTCTTTAACTTTTTCTTCTCTGGTTATTCCTGTTATGTGTCCAGCAGATTTCATGAAGTCTTCATAAGAAACTTTATTTTGTGCACTATTAGCAAATCTCCTAATAATATCTGGAGTTGGTGGATTTTCTATGTTTTTATTTATATAACCAGAAATATAAGCTCGACTAACTCCGCTATCTTCAGAGTATTGTTTATTATTCCTATCGCCACGCGCGTTAATTAATAATTTACTAAAATTATCTTTATCAAACATTCTCATCACTCCTACAATAATTGTAAATTCAAGCGTCAAAATTTTCAACACTAAACTATGTAAAATTTTTTGACTCTATCTGTAAAATATATTGACACAGGAAAAAAATAGTTGTATATTATGAGTGTAAAATAAATTGACACAAGGAGGTGAAATAATGAAGCCAAATGTTATAAAAATTGAGGAATTACTTGAAAAACATTTCAACGGAAATAAGGCTGCTTTTGCAAAGGCCATTGGCGTTGAAAGATCTCAGGTTTCAGCGCTAATAAACCATGGTGATAGGGTTGGGGCAAAGTTTTATGGGGGACTAATAGTGTATTGCGATACCCATGGTTTGGATTTTAGAAACTATATTTTTTTGCCGCTCCATGTCAAAATTTTAGACAATGTTCTCATAAAGTCATAGTTTATTATTTGCAATTTATTAAAAGTTAAAAGCAAAAAGCATACAATGAAGAATGAGTAGCCTATAAATTTTTATAAATAATAAACGTGTATATATAAAATCTAATATTAGCTTTGTGAAGCAGGGGAATGAGTGGATTACTGGACTGCAGGAGTTTTTTTATGATTAAGTACTTCGAAAATATGGAAGAGTTCAGATGCCAAACATGTAGTAAATTATTCTTTAAATATAAGCTAAGAAAAAGTTTAGTAGTAGAAGTAAAGTGCACTAGATGCAACAATATATCATATTTAGTTGTTGAGAAGTGATGTGATAATAGTGGAAGCATCCAAAGAACTGGTTTTATGAAGGTTATAACTTAAAAATAAGTTGATTCATATAAAAGGGGGGATATACGTGATAAAAAGATGGTTTAATTCTAGAGTTCAAACAGAAGTAGTTGAAATAGATTATGAGGGGGCAAGAGGAACATTACAGACTATAGAGGGCATAAGCAAACCTTGTAAGTTCCTGTTAATAAGGCTTCCAGATACTAAAAATGATTTTGCTGAGATAATGTTTCATAATTTAACTGATATAGAAAAAGAAATGACTTTTGATGTATTAGACTATGAACTTCATGATGAAACTTATGAAGAAATAAAAGAAAAATCCATAAGATTTGAGTGTGAAAATAAAAGACTCAAGGAAGAAGTTGAAAATTATAAGGAAAAAATGGAGGAGTATAATACATACTTGAGAGTATAAGGGAAAAAATCCTTAAGATAGCGTGCAAGTTATTTGGATAAGAGCTCGGCAAAGCTCTTGTCCTCAGTATATCATATTTAGATATAAATATTCAATATTTATTATTTATACAAAAAATGAAAATAAACGGGGATGGGAAACGTGAGAAAAGAAATAGTTAAAAAAGTAGCTAAGGAGGATATAAAGTTTGTTAAAATGCTGGTAGCTTGTGGAAAGTGCTTTTAGATACTAAGGAGATGATGCAGTAAATATGTCAGTATTTAGAGTTATTAAAGATAAAGATAATCCTTATGTAATGGTAAATAAATATTATATTTATGATAATAGATTAAGCTTAAAAGCAAAAGGATTAATGAGTTATTTTCTAAGCAGACCAGATGATTGGAATTTTTATATTGAAGAAATAAAGAATCATACGATAGATAAAGATACATCAATAAGTGGCGCTATAAAAGAATTAATAGAATCTGGATATATAAGGAGAGAGGCTAGAAGAGGAGATAAGGGTAAGTTTAAGGGTGGCTATGATTACTCGGTTTATGAAATTCCAATAGTATCTTCGAATGAAGAAAATATTGCTAGTACAGAAAATTTACCGAAACTTGAAAACCCCGAATCGGGAAAATCCCGAGTTGGGAAAATACCGAGTCGGGAAAATCAAGGATTACTAAATAATAAATCTAAATTAAATAATAAACTATTAACTAATAATAGTAATTGTAGTAGTGATAGCAACATAGAAGTATTTAAGAAACTTGAAAAATATGGATTTGGACTATTATCTTCGGTAGTGATAGAGAAGTTGACAGCAGATATAGAAAGGTTTGGTGCAGACTGGGTCATAAAAGCAGTAGAAAAGGCAGATGAAGCAGGCAAGCATAGATATGACTACGTAAAAGGTATATTAGAAAATTGGGAAACTAACGGAGGAGTAAAAGAAAAGCAAAGAGGTGGTAAAATAAATGGAAGTTCTAGAAAGAATAATGTATCAGGTTCGTCAGAGAAAGTATATAACTTCTCAAGATTTGGATGGAAGGGAAACACAATATAAATGCACTAAATGTAAGGATATTGGATGGATTAGAAATGAACATGATGCGTATAGGCGATGTGACTGTTATGAAAAAGAGAAAATAGAAAGATTATGGAAAGCTTTTGGCGCTAACCCTAAAGAAGTTAAAAAATTAAATAACTATATTCCATATGATGAATTGACTAAGAAAGTTAAACAAAGTGCAGCACAATATATCAAGAGTTTTGAGGATATAAGAAAAAATAGGGAAAATTCATTTGGACTATTCGGACAGTCGGGGGCAGGAAAAACGCATGTAATAGTATCCATAGGAGCAGCTCTTTTAAATAACAATGTTAAGGCAATATACATGCCTTATTTAGAGGCCATGAGAGAACTTAAAGCCAATGTCATAGATAATGAACATTATATAAAGCTCATAGGAAGATATCAACAGGCAGAGGTACTCATCATTGATGATTTATTTAAAGAAAAAGTAAGAAAAGGTAATTTAATTGGATATATTACAGAAGCTGACATGAAGCATATATACCCAATTATAAATTACAGATACTTTAATTACTTGCCAACTTTAATAAGTAGTGAATGTACACCATCAATGCTCTGCGATTTAGATGATGCTTTAGCAGGAAGAATGCTTGAATTCTGTGGTGAAGATATATTTATATTTGATGATTTAAATTATAACTATAGAATGAGAAGGTTTAAATAGATTCTGATTATGGGAGGAAATAAAAAGGATCATATAAGTAAAGAGCCTTTAGTAATAGCATTTAGAGGTATAAAAATAGATGATTTAAACAATAGGAGGGAATTGTAAAAATGTTAAATATGACTATAAATACTAAATCAATCTCAATTGATGAAATTAATCAGCTTAAAAATGAGAGTGAGATTTTAAAAGGTAAATTAGTGTATTTTATAGAAAAATACATGGAAATTAGAGAGGTATTAGGGGTATTAAAGAAAGGACTTGACATAATAGAAAGTTGTGAAGAAGAAGTGCAGCAATTAAAGGACAAGCTATTTTGGTCAAATGAGTTAAAAAGATTATACAGAGAGGGCTGGGGTTATCAAGATGCACTAGAGGTAGTAAGGCTAGAAAAAGACATACAAAAAATATTAAGAAAAAAGATAGGAATTATAATATAGAAATGAATATAGGATTAATGATAGCCAAAGAAAGAATTAAAAGAAATATGACAAAGCCTACACTAGCTGAACTGGTTGGGTGTACTACTAGAGCTGTTGAATATTGGGAAAGTGGGGAAAGAAATATAAGTCTTGAGCATTTAGATAAAATATTAAAGGTTTTTAATATGACAATGAAAATAGGGTGGGATGGTGATTTAAAGTAACATGGAATTTGAAAACTTAATAAGAAAAGTGAGTATTGAATTCAATATACTTAGAAAGAGTGATTAAAATATATCATAATGTTATATAAATATTGTGAGGTAATATAAAGGCTTTGAAAAGGAGATAATAGTAAAAATGATAGATAAAGAAATTTCTAGAGAAATAGAAGGTAGATTGTATAGGTACTACAAACAGTTAAAATTTATAGAGAAATTAAAAAGCAAACTAATACTACTTGGGAAACAAAAAGAACAAATAGAGAAAGAAAAGGTAGAATTAAGGCATCTTGATATTGATACAGAATTAAGTATGGGAATAGATTATAGTAGGGAGAAAATTCAAAGCAGCAGGTCCAGCGCAGGAGAAGCAGAAAGGGAAATTATAAAATATATAGATAACTTGGATAAACAATTAAAGTATGTAATAAAAAATATATTAAACATAAATGTAGAGATAAGAGAATTAGAATTGCAAATACAAGATACGGAGTTTAATTTATCAATGCTAAATGATGAATCCCAAAGATTCATCAGGTGGAAATATAGAGAAGAAAAATCTATTGAATGGATATCAGTAGAGATGTATCAAGGTGCTAGAAGTACTGCTTATAGAAAAAGAGAAGAATTAATAGAAGAAATGGCTCACTGGTATAATGTTATAAAATAATTGCTCAACTAAGAAATTATTAAACTATAGAACAAAAAATATGTGTAGAAAATATTGGGACAAATTTGGGACATACTTGGGATAGATATAATGCTTTTGCATAGTATAATAAGTACAAGTAATAAAATAATTTAAGGACAGATTGTCACAGCAAGAATGCATATGACACTGTATGGGGATAAAAGTCCCCACTATTATGAAAATTGATAGGCACTTAATAGTTAGATAAGAATAAATTCTTGTTTAGTTAATAAGTGTCTTTTGCTTTACTTATAATGTTCATTCAACTTGTATGTAAAGAAGGAAAAGGTACAGTAATCTCATCTGGCTATATAGGCGTAATAAAGGAGATAATTTAAAGTGAACTAGAGCAGTAGAAGAGTAACAACTTGAATTATAATAAACAAAGCATATAGCAATCGAGGGGGTGATATGATGCAAATAAGAGCTCCAAATATAAAATAATTAGCTAAAAAATTATATATAGAGTTAAAAAGATAGAATAGCACACAATAAGTAGGTGATAGTATGTCAAGTATTAATGAATTAAGAGCAGGTATCAATAAAGTTTTAAACGATAATTTGCCTAATATACCTATATATAATGAAAAAATTGAACAAGGTTTTGCAAAGCCTTGTTTTTTTATTGAAGTTTTAAACTCAGAACAGTATAAGGAATTAAATAGAAGATATAAAAAAAGTATATCATTTAATATTCAATATTTTAGTGATAAAGCTGAGATTAATTCAGATTTCAATGATATCGCTGATAAACTTTATCAGGTACTTGAGTATGTAAACATATATAATAAACTATTTAGAGCTAATAAAATGACGCATAAAGTTGTAGAGGGAGTCTTACACTTTATGCTTCAGTTTAATTATCATGTCATAAAGACATCTGAAGAAGAGCCTAAAATGAACAAATTAACGCAGGAGGTGGATTTGAAAAATGGCTAAAAAAGAGGCTGTTAAAGAGGTTAAATTTACTAAGGAACAAATACTGAAATCTAATAATTATGTGGGTATTGAAAAAGATATAATTGATGCCCTATTAGAGGATAAGTGTTATACACTAGAAGAAGTCAAAAAAATCTTAGAAGATTTTAATAATAAGGAGGTAAAGTAATATGGCTGGAGGAATGTGGACAGCTCAAAATAAGGTTAGACCAGGAGCGTATATAAATTTTAAGTCTAAGAAGAAAGAAGAGGTTGTTTTAGGGGAACGAGGAGTAGTGACAATGCCGGTAGTATTACCATGGGGACCTGAAAAGCAAATCGTCGAAGTAAATGCTTATGATAACTTATTTGATGTTATAGGCATAGATATAAATGATTCTAGTGCATTATTAATAAGAGAAGCACTAAAGAGAGCACAGAAGTTATTACTATACAGAGTGAATACTGGAACTAAGGCAAGTGCAACTCATGCAGCATTAACTATTGAAGCTAAATATAGCGGTTCTAAAGGTAATGATATAAAGATAATTATTGAAAACAATATAGATAATAATGAAAAGTTTAATATAATCACACTAATTGGTACAAAAGAAGTAGATAAGCAAACTTCAATAGGAAACATAGAAGAGTTGAAGGAAAACAATTTTGTTACATTTAGTGGTACAGGAGCATTAACAGCTACTGCAGGAATATCTCTATCTAATGGAGTAGATGGTGCTACTACTAATGATGACTATTCTAATTATTTATCTCAAACTGAATTATATGATTGGAATACTATGGGGATACCAACTAAAGATTCAAGCATTAAAGCTGTAGCTGCAAATTTTGCTAGAAGACTTAGAGATCAAGAAGGTAGAAAGATACAAGTAGTGCTAGAGAACTACTCTGAAGCTGATTATGAAGGAGTCATAAGTGTTAAAAATGGTGTTGTACTAGGTGATTTAACTATCATTACTTCTGATAAGGCAGTTGCTTTCGTTGCTGGAGCCACCGCTGGTGCAAATATAAACCAATCAAATACTTATACCCAATATGATGGAGCTGTAGATGTGGACACTAGATATACCAATAGTCAAATAGAGTCATCTCTTAAAAACGGGGAGATAGTATTTACTATAAACAATGGAAAGGTTGCTATAGAACAGGATATTAACACTCTTAAGAGTTTTACAGAAACCAAAGATAATTCTTTTAGAAAAAATAGGGTACTTAGGGCATTAGATGGTATAAATCAAGATATAAAACTTATATGGAATACACGCTATGCTGGAAAAGGTGACAACAATACAGATGGAAGAAATCTCTTTAAGAAAGATGTTATTAAACTACTTGAAGCTATGCAGGGAATTAATGCCCTTCAAAATGTTGTCGCAGAAGATGTAGAAATCTTACCAGGAATAGACAGTGATTCTGTAGTGGCGAAAATAAGCGCCCAACCAGTTGATTCTATGGAAAAATTATATATGGAAGTGGAGGTACAGTAATATATGGGATTTTTAAAAGCAGGAGATACAATAAGTGGACAAGAGGCTAGAGCTTACGTAACTATTGATGGCAGAAATGAAGAGCTTTTTTATGCGAAGAAAATAGAGTCTAAAGTTGAAAAGCAGAAAACAGAAGTAAAAGCCCTTGGAAAAAGAGGAACTCAAAATAAAGCTACAGGTTGGAAAGGGACAGGCACCCTTACAGTTTATTATGCCACATCTTTATTTAGAGAGATTATGCTTAAATATATGAAAGATGGGATTGACACTTATTTTGATATGGCTGTAACAAATGAAGATCCAACAAGCTCTATAGGTAGACAAACCATAGTATTAAAAGATTGTAACTTAGATGAAGTTAGTATGGCAATGTTTGATATTGATAGTGAAGTTTTAGAAGAGGATATGGCATTTACGTTTGAAGATGTAGACTTATTAGATAAATTTAATAAACCAGTATTAGGATAATAGGAGGAATATAACATGAGTCAATTTGAAGATTTCTTAATGGATAGTTTTGAGGATGCAGCAGAGATTGAAAAGGAAATAACTATAGGTGGTAAAACTAAAAAAATGAAGTTTAGACCTATAAGTGCTGACATGGGTGATGAAATTAGAAAAAAATGCAAGAAAGTATCTTTTTTAAAGGGACAAAAAATATTTGAAACAGATGAAGATAAATTCAAGGCTAGTCTTATAATTGAGACAACTACACATCCAGATTTGAAGAATGCAGAGCTTCAAAAGGCATGGGGCGTTATAGGAGCTGAGCAATTACTTATTGCTATGAAAGGTAAAATGAAGGATGGAGAATATTCAGAATGGATTAATATAGTAAGTTCAATAAACGGATATGATAAAGGAATCCAAGAGCTTATGGAAGAGGCAAAAAACTAATTAAGGAGGGCGATAGTGAGGCTACATATGCTCACTATGCCCTCCATAGATTAAAGATTTTACCTAGTACACTGATTTCGATGAGCAGACAAGAAAAGGCGTTTATATACGGTAGTATAGATTTGCACATTGAAAGTGAAAAGAAATCTATAAGTAATAAACCTAAGGGTAGACGTAGAAGATAATAAATTTAATAGAAAATCAAAAACAACGTAGTACTTACTTTATAGTAGGTGCTACTATTATGCTAGAAAATGGGGTGAAAAGATGGCAACAGTAGCGGTGAGCTTAACAATGTTTGACCAAATGATAAAACCTCTTCAACAAGTTAATCAAGCATTAAATCTAACTATCATTTCTATGAATAATATGAATAACGTGGCTAATAGATATATAGGTATAACTAATAGACTAAATGCAGATGGAAAGGCAATTCAAAGTGCTAATTTAGCATTAAGTGAATTATCTAACGTTCAAGACAGGACAGGAAATGGTCAAGGAAGGCTAAACAATTTATTTAGCAAAGGTGCTGATGTATCTAATAATTTAATAGGAAAAGTTAAGGGAATTGCAGCAGCTTATTTAAATTTGGACACAATAAAAAAGGGATTTAATTTGGCTATAGCAGGAGCTGCTAGATTTGAACAGCAAATTATAACTCTTAGCGGCATGTTAGGTAATAAAGAGGTTGGTAGAGCTTATTTTGGGGAACTTAATAAATATGCAAATGAAAGTGCTTACGGAATAAAAGAATTTGGTTCTATAACAAGGCAATTCATTCCGTTCACTAAAAATCCAGATAATTTAATGAAACTAAATAAAACTTCTGAACGATTAGCACTCTTAAATCCAGACCAAGGCTTAGAAGGTGCAGGTTTTGCACTTAAAGAAGCAATGGGTGGAGATTTTACGTCACTTAAAGGTAGATTTGGCTTTGGAGATATGGATATAGGAATTTTGCAAAGTGCTAAGAGTATGGGTGATCTTATAAATAAATTCAATATATTATTAAATAAAAAAGGAGCTACAGAGCAAGTTTTACAGGAATTTAACAAATCTTTTATAGCTCAACTTGATAATGTTAAATCCAATATTGGAACTTCATTTGCCCAAGCAGGTATTAATGCATTAGTGGTCTTAAAGCCAATTTTGGCAGAAATAAATCAAGGCTTTAAAGATGGGAAGTACCAACCATTTTTTGACGGATTGTCTACAGGAATAACAGTTGTAGCTAATATTTTTGCCTGGGGATTTGGTATAATAAGGGATTCTATAGATACTACAATAGATTGCATAAATTCTATAGCAGATATATTTTATAACTTAGGGATAATTTTATTAGGGGTGCTTCCTATAATATTAGGCGTAGCAGCAGCTTGGGGAATTTATAATCTGATAGTATTTATAACTGGTACTTTGATACCAGCAGTGATGGGATTAATGGCTGGATTCTCTTTTATAACACTTCAATTAGGGGCTGCTCTATCATTAGCAATTATAAAACAAAGATTATTCCATTTTGTTATGTCTTTGAATCCTATTGGCCTAGTAATCGGGTTAATAGTAGGTTTAATATCTGCTATGTTAGCATTTGGAGCAATTACAAATGGTATTAGAGAAACTTTCGCAGGTGCTTTCGGTTATATAGTTGATATAGCACAATGGGCTATAAATTCAATAGTAGGAATCTTAAATGGAGCGATAAAAGGAATAAATAAAGTATCAGGATTTTTTGGGGATCTATTAGGCATTGATGCAAAGAAAATTCAAGAAATAGAGTACAAAGCAGACTTTAGTAAATTTAAAGAATCAGGACAGGACTTTATCAAAAATGCTACATTAGATGATGTAAAAGCAAAATTTGGATTAGATAAAATAGGTCAGGAAGCTAATCAATTTAAAATCCCTAATACGCCTGATATGACATCATGGAATAAAGTTCAAGATCCTGGGCAATTGCCATTAGGTGGACTAGATAATGGCTCCCAAAAACATCTTGAAAATATAAGTGATAAAATTGATGTATCAAATGAACATTTAGAAATGCTAAGAGACCTTGCAGAAGCACAAAGTATTCAAAATTTTGTTAGTTTAACTCCTACAGTGCAAGTTACTACAGGGGATATTAAAGAAGAGGCCGACATAAATAAAATAATAGCTAAAATTGAGACTTATATGGAAACTGAATTAGCCAACAGTGCAGAGGGGGTATATGCTTAATGTATAAGATGTATTTAGGTATTGGGCTAGGAGAAGAAGGATTTATTTTGCCAATACTCCCTGAAAAGATAGAATTTAATGAAAGTGGAAATAATAAGACTTATGACATTATAAACTTAGGTGAAGTTAACTCAATAAATTTACCTAAGTTAACCGAAATAAGCTTTGAAAGTTTTTTTCCTAAATATAGAGCACCTTATGTAGGCTCAAAACAATTATTTGAACCAAGTTTTTATATTTCTAAAATTAGGGAGTGGAGAGAACAGAACCTCAAAATAAGATTAATATTTATTGGAAGTCCACTTAAAGTTAATGATTTATTTACCATAGAAGATTTTAAATTTTATGAGCAAGCAGGAGAAGTTGGAGATGTTTATTATTCTATAGATCTTAAGAGATACAGACCTCATTTTGCGAAAAAAGTGATTATAGTATCCAATGATAAAACTAATATAGTTAAGAAGACTATAGGATCAAGAACAGTTGAAAAAGCAAAGTCTAAAACACATACAGTTATTAATGGGGATACTCTTTTTCATATAGCTAAAAAGTATTTAGGAGATGGTTCTAGATGGAAAGAAATATACAACTTGAATAAGGATAAATTAAAGAATTCGGAACCAATTCATCCTATCTATCCTGGACAAATTTTAAAACTACCATAGGTTGGTGATCAAATGAAGATAGAGTTACTTTTAGACAATAAAAATGGGAATATATTCGATATTAGTGAGTTAATTACTGACATTACATGGAAAACTAAGAGAAAAGGTAAACCTTCAAGTTTGGACTTTGAATTATTAAAGGATAGTGAAGTAAGTATTAATAATGGTGATGTTATAAGTTTTAAGGTAGATAATAACCCTGTTTTTTATGGTTATATATTTGAAAACGAAGGCAGTGGAAGTCCAGATATTAAAGTTACAGCATATGATCAAATGAGATATTTATTATTTAATGATACCTATTCATTCACAAATAAAAAAGCTAGCCAAATAATAGAACAAATTGCTAAAGATATTGGGTTAAGTATAGGGACTATAGAGGATACTGGATATGGAATACCAAGTTTATTACAAGATGATAAAAAGCTTTTAGATATAATATATGCTTCTTTAGAAAAAACTTTATTAAGTACTGGAAAGACTTATACATTATATGATGATTATGGCTACTTAAATCTTAAAAATATAAATAATATGAGGCAATCTTTAGTAGTAAGTGAAGGTAGTAATCTTGGAGATTATGATTGGAAAAATTCTATTGACAGTGATACTTATAATAGAGTTAAGATTGTTAAAGATAATAAAGAAACAAAAGGAAGAGATGTATACATTTTGGAAGATAGTAATTCTATTTCAAAATGGGGAAGATTACAATACTTTAAAAAAGTTGATGACAACATGAATAAGGCACAAATTCAGGAACTCGTAAATGCAACCCTTAAACTGAAAAATAAAGAAACTAAGACATTAAAACTAAAAGATGTAGTTAGTATAGATATTGCTGAAGATATAAAGCTGAGGGCAGGAGCTGGAGTATATGTTAGTATAACGGAAAAAAAGATTAGTCAATATTATCTTATCGAAGAAGCTACACATAAATTTGAAAAAGGAAATCTTATAATGGATTTTGAATTAAAGGTGGTGTAAATATGGGAATTATAGATACTATAAAAAGGGCTAGTATTGGCGCAGTGGATGCTAGTAATCCTGTAAGCATCGACTTTGGCGAAGTAATAAGTGTTGATGATTTTAAAGTAAAAATAGACCAAAAGCAAATATTATCCAAGGAATTTTTTGTTATTCCTGAACATTTAACTAGATATGAAGTAGATTTAACTGATAATAATATGTATATTAATGAGAATACTGAATCCAGTTTGAGCACACTAGTAATTAGAGAAGGTCTACAAAAAGGAGACAAGGTATTACTTTTAAGAGTGCAGGGAGGACAACAATATATTATTCTAGATAAGGTGGTGTAAACTATGAGTGAGATTAGTATATTGCCACAAGGAGCAATCGTACAAAATGACTTAGAAATGGAAGAGATATTTATACAACCTAGTAAAACTTATAAGGTAGATTTTATAAAAGGCAGAGTAGTTGGACTTTGCGATGAACTTGAAGCACTTAAGCAGACCGTATTTCTAATTTTAAATACGGAGAGATATGAGTATCTAATATATTCTACAGATTATGGAAGCGAACTTAAGAGCTTGATAGGCCAAGAAAGAGATATAAGTGAATCAGAGTATAAGAGAAGAATACAAGAAGCTTTGATGCAGGATGATAGAATAGACAGTGTAGATAATTTTATATTTAATTATGATAAAGACAGTGTTCTAATTCAGTTCACGGTCTTTTCTATTTACAGTGAATTTCAGGTGGAAAGGGAGGTGTGACTTTGTTTGAGGAACTTAACTCAGAAGAGATAATATTTAAAAGAATGATGGATAGAGTACCTGATACTCTTGATAAAAGAGAAGGAAGCATAATATATAATGCTATAGCTCCAACAGCTCAGGAATTGGCCTTTGCTTATTCTAATTTAGATATATTTTTAAGTTATGCTTTTCCAGACAAGAATACTCCAATTGAGTATTTACAGAAGAGAACATCAGAAGAAGGAATATTTATAAAAGAAGCCACTCAAGCTGTTAAAAAAGGAATGTTTTATGATAATAACAATAATCCTATGGATATTCCAATAGGGAGTAGATTTTCTATTGACAGTGTAAATTATGAGGCCATTGAAAAGATAGATGTTGGAGTATATAAGATGAAGTGTGAGCAGTTTGGAGATATAGGAAACGATCCACTAGGAAGATTAATACCTATAGAGTATATAGAAAATTTAGCCACAGCAGAAATTGGTGAAATAATAATTGAAGGGTTAGATACCGAGTCTAGTGAAGAACTATATAATAGGTACTTAGAAAAAATACAAAAGCCTATTACATCAGGGAATATCTATCACTATAGAAAATGGGCCAAAGATATTGTTGAAGTTGGTGATGCAAAGGTATTTCCACTTTGGAATGGCAACGGTACTGTTAAAGTAGTAATAGTGGATAGAAATAAAAATCCTGCAAGTAGTGAGATAGTTAAAAAAGTTCAAGATTATATAGATATTAATTTAGACGGATCAGGAGAAGGAGAAGCACCTATTGGAGCTACATGTACTGTTACAAGTGCTACAGGCAAATCAATAAATGTGAGTGCTAAAGTTGCATTAACAAATGGAGTTAATATAGCACAAGCACAGCAATTATTTATGGAGAACTTAAATAAATATTTTAAAGATATAACTTTTAGCTCAAATTATATAAGTTATGCCAAGATAGGAGATGTTCTTTTTAATACTCCTGGAGTTTTAGATTATAACAATTTAGAGGTAAATGGAGTTATAGCCAATGTAGGATTAACAGATGAAGAAATACCAGTACTAGGTAGCATAGAGTTGGGGGTGTAGTAATTGTACCCAAGTGAAGTAGATAAATTTATAGAAAAGTTAAATAAAGTTGATGGTAACACTTATGTTCTTGAAGAAGAAGTAACGCTAACTAATGGAGTATATGAAGGTGAACTTAAGCATGATAACGTGAGCAATACAAGCGTAAGAGTTTATACAGGTCCTAAATTAAGTGGTGATAAAATAGGAAATTTTATTTTATCAACGCCTAGTTTAATGCCATGGAAAAGAATTATCAAGATATTTTCAAATGCAGAAAAAGTATATATATCTTATGAAACTCCAGGAGATACAGTAGAAGCTGAGGATATTAATAAACTTCAGGAATGTATTGTTGCTATTGAAACTGAATTAAATAGACATGAAGAAGATTTAAGCGTTCATCTTAGAAATTATTCTATAGATGGAGGCAGTTTTGTATAAAGGAGGCTGAAGCATGCCGCAAACAATACAGATTAGAAGAGGTACTAAGGCTCAATTAGATAGTAGAGGAGCTTTATTAAGTGGAGAATATGGTTTTTGTACTGATACCAAAGAGGTTTTTATAGGTACAGGGACAGAAAATATTTTAGTTGGAAGAGCATTAAAAGGTGATTATATTAGCAGGCCTAATGCCGCAGTTGAAGGTAGATTTTACTTTGTCAGCTCTGGAACTAATTTAGGCTATTTATATTATGATGATGGATCTATATGGCACAGAATTAATGCGCAAAAATTGACAGATTTAACTGGAACTATTGACGATATAGCAGATGGCAGTACCTTTGCAAAGGTCAAAAAGGCAGATATAACTAATGGACAAGTAAATAAGGTATCTGATGGTACTAATACTGTAACTGCTAGTGAGGCAAGAACGCATATAAATGATGCAAGTAAGCATAGAGTAATAAATGATAGCAGTGTTACAAATACAAATTTATGGTCTGCACAGAAGATACAAAATGAAATAGAGCTAGCTAGAAGAGGAATTGAGTATCAAGACAGTGTAAAAGATAAAGATTTGACAACTCCTCCTGCATCACCAGCTGCGAAAGACAGATATATAGTCAAGGCTACTGCAGCTGGGGCATGGGTAGGAAAGGAAAATAGTGTAGCTGAATGGAATAGCTCAGCATGGGAATTTTATGCGCCAGAAGTAGGAACAACTGTATATGTTGATGATGAAAAGAAACAGTATTCTTGGAATGGAACATCCTGGGCAATTAGTGGAGGAGCATTACAAACTGTCACTGCAGGAAATGGATTAATAGGTGGAGGACAAGCCGATACAGTAACAATAAATGTAGGTGCTGGCAATGGAATAGTAGCATCTACAGATACAGTAAGTGCTAAGGCCGGAAATGGAATTACCGTAGATGCTACAGGGATAAATACCAATGTTGATGCAAGTACTATAATAATAAATGCATCTAATAAATTACAAGTATCGCTAATTGATGGAGGTAGTTTTTAATTAAAGGAGGTGTAAAATGTGGCCAAAATAAGGATTAGAAGAGGGATAGAAAGCAAGCTGCCATTGCTAGATGAGGGTGAATTTGGATTTACTACCGATACTAAAAAATTATATATAGGTACATCTAGTGGAAACCAACTATTGATAAATACCTCAGATGTTAGTGGAGATATGTTTAAAGGAATATATGATACTAATAATGATGGAAAAGTCGATTGGGCGGAAAAAGTAGATTGGAGTGGGATTCAAAATAAACCTTCTACTTATCCCCCATCTACACATGACCATAATACTGTATATATCCAAAAGAGTTTATCATCCGTTTCTGATTTTAATAATGCTTTAACCGAGGGTGAAATGTCGATAGGTTCATCAACCTCCTTAGCTAATGCGCCGTACACTGGATCAATATATGGAAAGTTAAGGATATATGTAAATGACGGTGGAACACATAATAATTTGTCTAACTGGATATGGCAATATTTTGATGATACGAGCGGTAAACAATATTTTAGAAACAAGACTAACAGTAGTGCTTGGAGTGCATGGGTTAGGTTAGATGCTAGTGCTTTCGCTAGCGCATCACATAACCATGATACTTCCTATTTAACAAAAGGCGGAGTTACATGGAATAATCTAAAGGGGGTGTAGGTTTTGTATGGTGTTATGGAATATGGAGCTGTTAAATATGCTCAGGAACAAACAGTAACAGAAGATGAATCAAATATATATAAACCAGATTTATTATCATATATAACCCCTGTATTGAGAGATATTGAGGAATTTAAGGTTATAAACAATATTATAAGTAATGAGTTATCACTATTAAGCTGTAATATAAGAGATATATTCAAACAATGTTTTATAGATACTGCAACATGGGGACTTACATTTTGGGAAAATCAATATGGTATTTTAATAGACCTAAGTAAGAGCTATGAAGAAAGAAGAGAGATAATAAAAGCTAAAAAAAGAGGACAAGGAACAGTAAATGGAAAATTGTTAAAATCAACGGCAGAGGCTTTCAGTGGTGGAGAGGTACAAATAATTAATCACCCTGAAAGCTATTATTTTATAGTTAAATTTATAGGAATCAAAGGCATCCCTAGAAACATTGCTTCATTTAAAGATATGTTAGATACTATAAAACCAGCTCACTTAGCATATGAGTTTCAGTATACTTACACATGGTGGGATAAACTTAATGAACTCACTTGGAATAGCGCAAAATTTAGAACCTGGAATGACTTAAAAGTTTTTGAATAAGGAGGGCGATATAAATGCAAACCACAGTAAATTTAGGCCTAAAGAAGCCTGAGGGCACAGATATAGTAAATATTGACGATTTTAATTACAATGCAGACAAAATTGATGTAGAAATAAAAAGCTTAAAAGATAATAAAGTGGATAAGGTAACAGGCAAAGGACTATCTACTAATGATTATACAACTGAAGAAAAAAATAAGCTTTCAGGTATAGCCTCGGGAGCACAGACAAATCAAAATGCTTTTAGCAATGTAAAAGTAGGAACGACTATATTAGCGGCTGATAATGCAACGGATACATTAGAGCTTGCAGCAGGAACTAATATAAGTATTACACCAGATGCTACAAACGATAAAGTAATTATAAATAGTATTTATACCTATACTCATCCAAGCACTCATCCAGCCAGTATGATAACGCAGGATACATCTAACAGGTTTGTTAGTGATACAGAAAAGGCTAACTGGAATGGCAAGGCGAATGGAACACATACTCATACTAAGTCGCAAATTACTGATATGCCTACAAAATTAAGTGAATTTACTAAGGATATTAATTTTGATGAAAGGTATTATACAGAAACAGAAATCAATAATAAATTAACTTCTATGTATAAGGCAGCAAGCTCTACCTTTACAACAAGAGGTACAAGCCACATAGTAACAGATAGCTTCTGTACTACAGCTAGCTTAGTAACAGTAGTAATAACAGGAACAGTAGATCCACAAGGAGTATGGAAAGTAGAAAGCCAAGCTGGTAAATTTGTGATAACAAGCGACGCCTCAGAAGTTTCCAATATAACGTTCGATTATTATATACAGAAGGGAGCGGTATAATGAGAGGGATAGTAAAAGGTGGTAATAATGATGGTGGTGGAGCTACAATAGTTGGGCAAGGAGAATATGTAGCCTCTTGTTATGAAAATATGGCAAAAGGAGATTTAGTAACAACTAGAAGATACTTTGGATTTGACACATTACTAAAAGTTAATAATCCAGATGTACTACCCACAGGAGATTCCTATAGTGTTGCAGTTAGTCCAGATGATGTTCATGTAGCAATAGGTCATTCATCTTCACCTTTTTTAACTATATACAAACGAAGTGGAGATGTTTTCACTAAGTTAACTAATCCAGCTGTTATACCAGGAGGGGTAGTGTATGGATGTGCCTTTAGCTCTAATGGTAAATATCTAGCAGTAAAGGTTGGAGCTACTCCATATCTTATAGTATATAAACGAAGTGGAGATGTTTTTACACAGATTACAACTACTAATCCTATGTCAACTGCTATTGGAACATGTAAATTCAGTAAAGATAGTAACTATTTAATAGTTTCTGGAAATAATGGAACTACCTCGGGTTCACTAACTATTTATAAAATAAATGCAACTACTGATACTTTTACACAAATTTATAAGGCAACACAGAATAAGTCAAGAGGATTTGACATAAATTCCACTGGCAATTTAATTGCCTGTTCAGCAACAGGCAGTACTAGTGCTCAAGTATTTTCTTTTGTTAATGACTCAATCACAGAGCTTTCTTCAATATCAATAGGGTCAAATACTAATGATTGTGCATTTAGTCCTAATGATACCTATTTGGCATTTGCAGTTAATAGCTCACCTTATTTACTAATATACAAAAAGAATGGGAGCACATACACCAAACTTACTGTCCAACCTTCCATATTACCTACCGGTGCTGGCTATGCTTGTTCATTTAGTCCAGATGGTAAGTATTTATCGGTTGCTCATACAGGTTCACCTTATGTTACAGTTTATAAAGTAGATAGTAGTACTGACACATTTACTAAAATAGCAAACCCAGCATCATTACCAACAACTAATGCACTGTATGTTGCCTATGCTAATTTAAATGCTTATATGATAGTTACAAGTGTTGATGCGCCCTATGTAGCTATATATAAGGCAGATATACTAGGAGATTACATTCATAAGTATACTGGATTAAGTGACCTATACTATTCAAATTATATAAACTTTGGATATGCCAAGTCAGCTGGAGTTGCTGGAAATGCAAACAAACTAATAACTTTACCAATTAAATAGGAGGCTAAATAATGGTTAAAACATTTTATTTACAAGTTAATAAAGGCACAAATATAATTACAGATGCTGTAGAATATGAGCATGAAGGATATATTCCTTATGCAACAGATTCACTATTACCCATAGGAGTATATGGAGGATGGTTTAAATTAGAAAGTGGGGTAATTGTAGAATATCCTGAATTAAAACCTATATTACAAGAGAATGAGGTTACACAATTAAAGGCAGAACAAGTTTTAATGAAAAAAGCTATGGACGATTTAATATTTAATATGGGAGGTGCATTATAATATGTCAGATTATATGGCAAGCAGAATAATTGAAAGTGCGTATAACTATTCATATGTGGTAACAAAATTACCTAACTTAAAAACGGGTATAGATACTTATTTAACACTTAAGGGAAAAGAAGAATTAATAGTGGAATAAAATAATTTTTAAAGGCAAAATAAGAACTGTAACAGGCTTTTTTATTTTGCCTTATTTCCATGAAGGAAGGTGTAATATGAATGAATTAGAAATGCTTCAAGACCATGAAGGAAGGATTAGAAAGCTTGAAGAGAGTGACATAAGACAACAAATTCAGCTTGCAAACATAGAAAAATCACAAGCTGAAATAAAGGTTATGATAAATGATACTTCAAGGGAGCAGCAGAAGACTTTAAAGGATTTTACAGAACAGATATTAAGTACATTTACTAAAAGCTTATCAGATGATAATACAACTAAAAATGAAGTTAAATTTTATAATACAAAACAGTTCTGGGCTATTGTTTCAAGTGCTATAACTGCGGCAGTAGCTTTTTTTACTAAATAAGGGGGTAATACATATGAAGATAGCAGTGAGATTTGGACATCAAAAGACTGGTGCAGATGGAGCAGCTCCGGGTGAATATGAAATAATAAGACAATATGGCCCATATGTAATAAATGGACTAAAAAGTTTAGGACATGAAGTATTAGATGTTACCCCACCAGAAAACAATAGAAGTTTAGCTGATAGTTTAAATTATAGTATAAGTAAATCTAATTCCTGGGGCACTGATTTATTCATAAGTTTACATGGTAATAGCTTCAATGGTTCAGCGATGGGATGTGAGGTGATTTATTATCCTTCTAGTGCAAAGGGTAAAAATTTAGCTATTAACATATGTAGTGAAATATCTAAGTTAGGTTTTAAAAATAGAGGGGCAAAAGCAGATACAAGAGGACTAGCTGAATTAAACAATACTAAGATGACAGCAGTTATAGTAGAACCTTTATTTGTGGATAATGCACATGATAAAGCTTTATTCAATGCTAAGAATGTAGGTTATGCCATAGTAAAAGGTATTACAGGACAAAATATACAAACAAAAGATAATGATTCTATATCCAGTAAAGTTTACAGAGTGCAGTTAGGGGCTTTCACTAACAGATCTTATGCAGAAGCTTTATTAAAGGAATTAAAGAGCAAAGGCTATGAAGCCTACGTAAAGGAGGAATAACTATGAAACCTTTTAAGAATTTTTTACAGATAAAAAAGATAATAGCTTTATTAACTACGATAGTATTTTGTATCTTAAGTTTAAAAGGCAGTTTAAGTGCTACAGAGTTTCTTTCAGTTTTTACACTAATAATAGGATTTTACTTTGGAACTAGCTCAACTAGGCAAGCAATACATGAAGAAAGAGAAAGAAATATTTAAAATTACATATAGAGCCAAATCATAAAATTCTTTATTATTACATATTTCAACTTATCTTAATATTTTTTCATGCTTTATTTCACTTTTGAGCACTAACTTACCTGACGCAGCATTATTTGTATCGTGCTTAGCAACAATTCGATTAAATTCTACTTCATACGAATGACCCTTTTTACCGTGGTACTGATCTAAAATAAACAAGCCAATTTTAAAACTAAATAAATTTTGAATTCGTTATAAATAACTAATAGAAAAGGGGTGTTTCTCAACCAATTACTTAGTTTTAAAACATCCCTTTTTTAATATCTCATTACTTTAGTATATAGGCTATTTATCTATTAAACTTTTTTCAAACTCCTCTACCATCTTTTTAGTCATTAATCCACCGATAGGCCCGCCTATATATCCATTTAATTTTGAAGTATTGTTACCTTTATAGGCATCATCGAGTTTTACTCCAAATTCATTTGCGAACTCTGCTTTTATTTTGTTTAGTGCTTCTTTTGCTTCAGGTACTAAAGGTCTTTTACTCATTAGTAACACCTCCAATTCAATATTAGTTTAATACTTTTATTTAAAGATATACGTAGTAAATTATTCTTATAAGATGGTGTATGGAAAGTTTTCGCAACTTAAAATGTAATGGTATACTAAAGTTGTAACACCTCAGTCGAATAAATGATATAATTTATTTGAGAAAAGAGGTTGTGAAAATGGCAAAACCAAAGTATGAACAGGAATTCAAAAATAGAATCTTACGCCTTCACCTTGAGGAAGGCAGAACCCTTCTAAGTCTTGCACAAGAGTATAAAGTAAATAAAGCAACTATATCAAACTGGATCAAAGCTTACCGCGAAGAATGCCAAACAAATCCTGAGGTTAAAGAAGAACATGACTACTTTAAAGAAAATCTAAGACTCAGAAAGCAGCTCGAAGAGCTTGAAAAGGAGAATAGATTCTTAAAAAAAGCGGCAGCATTCTTTGCGAAGGAAATAGAATAAAGGTTTACCAGTTTATACAGAAACATCATGAAGAATTTGGAGTTAGATGGCTCCTCGAAAAATTCAATATCAACCCTAATGCTTACTATAATTTTTTAAAGGATAGAAAGTTTATTTATCGTACCCAAAAACAGAAGGTATTAGATAAGATAACTTCTATATACCATGAAAAAAACGGAACTTTAGGACATAGAAATATGAAGATATTTCTTGCTAGGGAAGAATTAATATACAGTAAAACTACTGTTCATAAATATATGAATACTGAACTTAAGCTAAAATCTGTAGTTATGAGAAAAAAGCCAGCATATCTAAAGGGTACTGTACATAAGGTGTTTCCAAATCTTATAAAACGTTCTTTTACTGTTGAGAAACCTAACAAAGTATGGTGTACTGATTTTACCTATATGAGCTTGAGCAATGGTAGCAAGCGCTACAATTGTACCATTTTAGATCTATATGACAGGTCCGTAATGGCAACGCTTAACGGCAAAGAAATCACCTCAGAACTAGCTATTAGAACGCTGGAATTAGCGCTTAAGAGTAATAAGCCCTCTATCGAGGGATTGATTTTGCATAGTGATCAAGGAAGCCAATATACCTCTAAGGAATTCAGAGAATTCTGCAGCACTAACAAAATAATTCAAAGTATGAGTAAAGCAGGTTGCCCTTATAATAATGCCCCCATGGAAAGATATTATAATACCTTTAAGAATGAGCTAATACACCTTTTCCATTTTAGAAATGATGAGCTGCTAGATAGAGCAGTATATGATTATTCTTATAGTTGGTACAATCATCTTAGACCTCATTCTTTTAACCAAGGATTAACTCCTTTTGAAGCTCGCTATCGCGTATAAAAAATATTAGGCTAAAGTGTTACAATTTTGCTTGACCAGAACAGTTTACACCCATTAAGGGTGTATTTTTTATTTATAATTTAGAGGCGTGACATGATGTATTATGTTGTAGAGCAAGCTTTAATTTTAATTCCAGTACTCTATGTACTAGGGATAATGTTAAAAAACACCAACAAAATTAAAGATTGGTGCATACCTTGGATTTTATTATTTGTTGGTGTGCTAGGAGCTATATCTTTAATGGGATTTAATGCATATGCTATTATACAAGGAGTTTTAGTAACTGGAGTAACTATATACGCAAACCAGTTGCTTAAGTAGAGCATTTATAAGAGGGAGGAATAATTTATGTCTTATATAGATGATTTTATAAATAGTGTTAAGGATGGAGCTATAGCTTCAATGAAAGCACATGGAGTACTAGCAAGTATAACAATTGCACAAGCCATATTAGAAAGTAATTGGGGAAACAGCACATTAGCGAAAGAAAGTAAAAATCTGTTTGGTATAAAAGCTATAGGAGAATGGAGAGGAGCAAAGAAAAGTTATGCAACTTATGAATACTACAATGGGAAAAAGACGTTAATTAATGATTTTTTTAGAGTATATAATAGTATTGCTGAGAGTATTGAGGACCATGCTTTATTTTTAGTAAATAACTCTAGATATAAGCAGTATGGGTTTTTTAGTGCTAAAGATTATATAGGACAAGCAAATGCTTTACAGGAAGCAGGCTATGCAACTGCTCCAACCTATGCACAAAGTCTTATTAATTTAATAAAACAACATGGATTAGATAAATATGACGTTGTAAAAGCCAACAGTTTCATAAAGCTTGATGGTGGTGGTTATGCTTCATATAATGGTGGAGCTCCTGGAGTAAATTTAATTATAAGAGAGTATTCTACTGATATCGTAAGAGTTTTTGCATGGGTAGATAGTGACAAGGGGGCAAGCTGGGCATTTGATTTAGTACCTCCAAACTCAAACTATACAGTATTAAAAAAGAATACTAGTAAAGTTATAACTGCAAGAAATGGTGGCTATAGCTTTAGCAAAGGAGCTAATTATAAAATAACGGTTAAAGGGTATAATAAAGATGGGCAGGTTATATCAGAAAATCAAATAATTATAAAAGTACCATTAGAATAAAATAGCAGGTAGCCTTTAGAGACTACCTGTTATTTTTTATATATAAAAAGAGGTTGGCATAAATTTTACCAACCTCTTCATTTCCCGTAGGAAATGATAGATTTAATCCTAATACTATTATACATTAATGTGGAAAAAAATAAAATATTTTCCATAAGGATATTGACTCTTCATACTACACGTAGTATAATATAATTGTAGAGAGGAGGTTAAAGAAAGGTGGTTGAGAAAATAAAAAAAGTCGGTAAAGTGATTGAGGCACTCACCGACTTGGCACTTAAGATAGGCACACTACTAGCCGTTATAAAAATGGTAGCAGATAGCCTAAAATAAACCTAAAGGGAGGGTAAAACCTCCCTCACTAATAAAATATCATACAACCATCTTTAAAGCAATATGAAAGAGTTAATAAAAGAGATATTTAGATTAATAATTAAATTCTCATGGCTTATTATAATAATACTTGGTTTATTAATACTATTTATAAAGTAGAGGTGTTTATTATTGTGGAAAAATCTAAGCAAACAATAGCAAATCAAAAATGGGAAAATAAGAATAAGGAATATGCCAGTTATTTGAAGTCACGTTCAAGTGCTAGAAGCTTTATTAGGAACAAAGCAACATTAGAAGATTTGAAGGAACTTAAAGCTCTTATCGAGGAAAGAGAAGGCTTACTGAATAAGTAATATAATGTTATCCTGAGCTTAGGCTCAGGAATTTTTTTGAATTTGGTAGAATTTTGTGTTATAATTTGTATGAAAAAATTACATCAATATGATATAATTGTATATATAGGTAAAGGGAGGAATTTTAGTGGGCGTATTTAATGGAGCTAAAGAACAATTGAAATGGGGGAATCTAAAGTATTTAGGAGGATACCCAAATAAAACAGTACCTTTTATATGTGGAGTATATAAAGAGGACGGAAAAATACAGATACATGGTGGACCTATATGGCAGTTGCAATTTTCAGTGCGTAAGGAAGATATTTTAGGCTTAGAAATCCGCGATAATAAAATATTAATGAAAATAAACTATGCTAATGCTGAAATAGAGCTTCAATTTGCTGCTCCAAATAATCAGTTTGCATATAACAAAATAACTACAGTAATATATCAAGAGAATGATACAACTATGCCAAATAAGCAATACAAACTTAATGAAGATAATATTTCTGATAATCAAGTTAAGTTTTATAACAAGAGTTGGTTCATGTGGGTGACACTTATATTTTTTGCACCAGTAGGTATATTTTTAATGTGGAAGAATAAGAGATTTAATAAGTTAGGAAGAGTAGTGCTCTCTGGTATTTTCGCGTTAATTTTTATGGCAGTATTAAACACTAGAACTACTGAGCCGAGTAATCAAAATGCAAAAAATTCAGTCGAAACTACTAAAGTAGTTGCTGAAAAAAAAGAAAAGACTGCAGAAGAGGCTAAGAAAGAAGCTGAAGCAAAGGCAAAGGCTGATGCTGAAGCTAAAGCAAAAGCAGCAGTAGATGCTAAAATTGCAAAGGAAAATGCATATCAGGCATGGGTTAATGCTCAATTCAGTGCATGGGATGGTTCACATAGAGCTCTAGTTGATGCGGTTAAACAAAATTTAAATGATAAAAAAAGTTTTGAACATGAAAAAACAACTTATGTTGATAAAGGCGATCATTTAATAATTAAAATGGTTTATAGAGCTAAAAATGCGTTTGGTGGAGTAGTTCTCCAAAATGTTACAGCTAAAGCAGACTATAAGACTAATACGATCTCAATTATTTCAGTTAATGATTAAAAATTAAAGGATAGATAGTTTTTAATGCATACCTCGGGCTTAGGCTCGGGGTAATTTTGTTTTTTTAAACACTAATTAGTACAACATTAGATGATATTATATTTATCAATCTATTCATAAGTGTAGCTTAGGTTAAAGGAAAATTAATTCTTCCATAGAATATTTACATATTATGGGGGTGTTTTGTGTGGCGATAAAAAACAGGTTATTATTAGATAAGATTACAATGTATATAAGTGACTATATAATAAAATTAAATCATGATTTCATATAATTACCCAACACTATTGATGGAGGGAAAACTATGAAAAAAACCGTAATTGCAGAAGTAAAATGGATACCAAAAGAGTTAGGTGGTCGTTCAGCGCCACCCACAGGTGGAAAGTATTGTCCGATAATACGATTTAATGATACATGTACTAGCAAAGGTGACTGGAGTGCAGAAATATTATGTACCGAGTTTGATAATAACTTAAATTCCATAGTAGAAATTTCATATCTATCTAGTGAAGCGCCGTTTGAAAATTTTAAATTAGGAAATGCGTTTAAACTTTATGAGGGAGCAATACTAGTTGCTGAAGGTAAAATAATAATGGATAATTAAGCCAAAATATTCTTATTTTGTGTCGTGAATATAGTATATTACGAAGTTATAATAAATTGATACCTAAATTATAAAGGGTGATTTTATGGAGAATATTAAAAAACTAATAAAAGATTTAGACTGGAATAAACCTGAAGATATAACACATAGGGCAATGAAAGAACTACTTAAAGTCAATGAAGAAGAAGCAATATTATTAGCAGATCAATCAAATTACATATGTAGTAAATGCTATTGGTATAATGCAGCGATAATATTAAAAGAAATAGGTTATCCAAGAAATAGACTAACGATACCTTATTTGATGATTTGGTTTCAAGATGTTAATTGGCCAGGTGTTCCCAAAATCATAGAACTGCTTAAAGACATAGATGTAGAAGTTTTAATACCACATATAAAATACGCTATGGAGAAAGCATTAAAGGAAAAAGATGATTTTTGGGCATTTGGTATCTTAAGCCTATTAGATGAACTGAATATACCTAGCTCTAATTTTAAAGAAAATGACCTTTTTAATCAGTTGGTTAGATTATCACAAGTGAAATAATATTGATTCGTAATGTTCTTATCTTCTGAGGCAAGAGATAAGCATGATGAACTAAGGGATTATGGTAAATAACGGTAAAAACAAAATGCTAAACTCATAGGTACCTAAAATACTGTTTGAGAGGTGTTACAAGTGTCTGAAAGTATAATAGTTCTACTATCTATTTTACCATCATTTTCGCCATCATATAGTATAGGACTAGTTAAATGTAGTATGAATAGCAAAAGAGATGAATATTATTTAATTCATACAAAACCAGCAATAAATTTTAGTGATATTGATGAAGAAGAATTTTTTAATGAAGCAAGAAAAATACATCTATCTAATAATGATGCAAGTGACATTATAAAAATTATTCGCGAAAGCAGGGTTCCTCTAATATCACAATCATCCATAGGTGTTGATGGATGTGAGTATTCTCTTTATTTTTTTGATGATGATGGAAGTGCTAAATCACGGTTCTCATGGTGGGGGAATATACCTAATGATTGGTATGATTTAGATAGAATTGCTACTGCTTTAAATAAGCATTTACATAAGGGATAATGTATATAGTGCAAATTAAAAATATATAATAATAAAAGTAAGGCAGTAAACTATTTTATTAGCCTTATTTCTTTTTGCTGTCAAAAACTTTATTCTACATACTAAGCAATTCAAAGTTTCAACATAAGACTTTAAAAATTGGTTAAATCACAAGAGAATATAGGAAACTATCAAAGTAAGTTAAATACTACATTTAACAAGGGTAAAATGATTTTTAAGATATATGCTAGAATTGACTTGGATTTATAAAATAAGGAGAAATATATGAGTGAAATAAATACAAAAGTAGACGAATAAGGTAAACACTTGGTATAATGTATTAAAAAGGATTTGGAGGAATAGTGAATGCTTAGTGTTTTAGATAAAAAGGAAGTACAAGTAATAGCAGGAAAAAAACCACTTTTAGGGTATCAATATTTAAATGGAAAACTAGAATACATATCAGGTATTAAAGAGGTTGATGAAATATTAGAAAGAAAACCTACTAAACCAGCATTTTGTATAGGTACTCGTAAAAATGGAATTGAAATCACGGTAATTATTGGACTTAAATATTATACTACTGCTATTGCAGAAGGAAAAATTATAGATATATATTTAGAAGATAAAGATAAAATTGTTGAGATGAAAGAGAAATCTATAGTAGGGAGAGCATTTCTTGGAGGACTGCTATTAGGCGATGTAGGGGCGATTGTAGGTGGCATGACAGGAATAAAACCTAAGGAAATAGATATAATGGCTCCAGATGTTTTAGTAACAATAAGATTCATTAATGATTATGGTCAGGAGGATTATTTTGTATGTTCCTGTACACAAAAAAATAAAAATGAAGCTATTAAATTTTTATCATCAGTTTTTAAGGAAAAGTTTAAAATAGGTACTAGTTCTAATGAATATACTAATGAACATACTAATGCTAAAGAAGATGCTCTAGACAAAATAGAAAAACTTGCTGAATTAAAAGAAAAAGGGATATTAACAGAAGAAGAATTTACAAAAAAGAAAACAGAATTATTAGCAAAAGTTTAATAAGGTATTAAGTATTTAGTTATATGTAGTGGATTTTATTATACTTAGAAATATGTAGTGGATTTTATTATACTTAGAAAAAGGAAAATTGTATTTTAGGAAGTGTAGTTTGTTAGGAGGAGAATTAAGTGGGTGCAAAAAACAGAGTTATTGATGGTGCTTATAAAGATAAGGGAATAACTATAACTAGTTTAGGCGTTATAATTATGATAGGGATTTTTAAAAAGATAATATTAGATGAGAATACAGTAAGTGCTTATGAGGTATATGATAGTGAAAAGACAATAAGTGCATCAAGTGCTATAGGCAAGGCAGTGCTAGGAGAATTCTTTTATGGTCCTGTAGGCTTAGTAGCAGCCGCATCAGCTGAAAAGAAAGGCATATATATAATTGCTGTTCAGTTTAAAGATGGGAAAAGGAGTTTATTAGAAGTAGATGAGAAGATATATAATAGAATGCTGTTAATACGGTTTCAAAATGAATGTAAATCTGCATATACTAAAATTGATAATACTCAAAATAATAATATTCAGGGTAATATCTATTGTCAAAACTGTGGACAAGAGGTAACAGGTAAATTTTGTTCTAATTGCGGAACTGAAAATAATAATATCCAGGATATTAGTTACTGTCAAAACTGTGGGCAAGAAGTAACAGGTAAATTTTGTTCTAATTGTGGAACTCAAATAAACAGTTTACATGAACAAGAAAAACTTATACCTAATAATGAAATTATAGATGTCAATGGAATAGAATTGGACATGACACAAATCGTAAATAAGTATGGTAAAAATAAAATTTTAGCAATTAAATATGTAGCGAGTTTAACTGGTATAAGTTTAAAAGAAAGTATAAAGATTGTAGATGATGCGTACCAAAAGCTGGATATATAA